TATTGGCTGTGCCAGCAAATATGGGACTGTTGGTAGTGGTCAGCGTGATACCGGGATAGATCGTGGGAAACGTGGCCAAGAGCGAGGCCTGAGGCACAAAACTGGCACCATCATACACGATAGCCACACGATTGTTGTTCACATACAGGCTGGTGATATATTTGGTAGCACCAACTGAGTCAAGTATGGTTTCGGGTATGGCGCCCGAAGTGCCCTGACTGGCGCTATAGGCCGGGCCTACTACCAGAAACGCAGCACCGGTCCAGACTTTCAGCTGCTGATTGGTAGTATCAAACCATAGGTCGCCTGTGACATTGTTGGTAGGGGTGCTGGAAGATGCTGTTGCCGCACTGATAGTTTTCCATGACGAACCTGCCCAAATTTTCAGCAGGCTATTGGTCTTGTCCCACCACAACTGGCCTAGCAACGGACTGCTGAGTTTGCTGGATGTGGGGTTGCCACCGCTGCTGTCGCTGCTGAAATTTTCCAGCATCTGGATAAAGTTTTCATCCAGGAAATCTCCGTAACCAGCATAATTTTTACCAATCAATGCCACGCTGCTGGATTGATTTACTGTGCCGTCGGTCACGGTAGCAAAAACTGTACCGTCAGTTAGTGTTATGGTATATGCCATGTGGGTCGCCCGATCAATATCCTATATTTATACTGCATTTATATTGCTGAGAGTCTGGATCCGCAACGTGTAATCTATCTGTATCTGCCGGTTCAGACTCTTTTGCACCGGGTGAAAGATCACATGCGTGATCAGACGCAGATCGTCTGCACTGCCATTCCAGGCCTTCAACCCCAGTTCGTCAAAAACGAATTCACCGTTGAAATCTGTGCTGTTGTCAAAGGCCTGCTGCTGTGGTGGTTCGCCGTAGTCCAGCAAGCAAGTGACCAATATGTCGGTGTACACATTGCCTGCGGTGTGCAACACCGTCATTTTGTTGTTGAGGGGGTCGGTGTCAGCTGCACTGTTGTCATTGACCACTTTTGAGTAGGTCTCATTGTAAAGATCGGCATTCTGCCCCGTGGTGTTTGGGGGCAAATAGGTGATCACACCAGTGGGATCTACCGAACTGCCGCCGTTGCCAAAGGCCATGCTGTAGATATACCCCAGGTTTCTATCACTGAGACTCTGTGCCATGGCGATACTCATATTTTCGTAATGGATCGCGTTACGCTTGTCCACCAAAACTTCACCGGTTTTGGGATCATGGATACGCACAAAACCCTGTATTTTGCATAGCCCCGGCAGGATCATGCTCGCCCCTCCACTAGAGTCTGACCAGTTTTTGGGTCAAAAATACGCATGTGAGCTTCTACCCGGATGGTGCCGGCTTCGTTGGGTCTCTTAGCAGCAATGGGCGCTGGAGCCATTGGTGCAGTGTTCAAATTGGATTCATTCTTGGCCATGATGAGTTATTTATCCGGTTATCTGTCCGTAAGAAACCTTGCGGCTACACTGTCGTTTTCCTGCAGGGCCTGAGCCCGAGCTGTGCTGGTGCTCACATCGTACCACCAGGTACCACGGCGTTGCAAAATCGTGACCTCCACACCCTCAGCGGGTGCGGGATTGCCTGCTGGACCCACAAACTCGATAGCAACCGGATCATAATCTGTAGCGATCCAGCTGTAGGTACTGTTGCCTGCCTCACCCACTCGATATTGCCTCTCGCCTCCCACATACACTTCGATACTTTCTACCCAGATCGATGAACTGTCGTCAAAGTCGTCTGTTCCGATGCTGGGAGCATAAAACACTGTGGTGCTGCCATCACCCACAGCAGTGTCACTGACCACGTAGTCTTGGTAGTTTTCAGACAGCAGGTTATCTCGTCCGATGTTATAAACAGCATCACCTGTGTTATGGTCCGCTGCACCTGTGCCTGCAGTGCCCCTACGCAGGCCAGACAGAGTGTTGAGAGCCAAATCTCTTTCACGATAAGTGATGCGTTCACCGCCGATGGTCACCACACCAAACACACCGTTGGCTAGATCCGGCTGTGTCATGCCCGACGCATCAGCCACATAGATAATGTCATCAGTGATGGCCAGCGGTTGCACCAGCTGTGTGGTAGTGGCCTGCGTGATACGATAGGTGGCCTGTACTCCACGCATGTCCTGGAAGATACGAAATGCTGCGGCTTCAGGCACCGTGCTATTGGTGAACATCAGCACCGTGAGTATCTGATTGGATCCTATCGTGCCCGATGCCAGGATCAATTCACTGCCGGACATGGTAAAGTCTTCACCCTCAAATAGTCTTTCACCATCCAGTGTAACCCATAGTCGGTTAGCAGGCACTACACGACCTAGGTCGAAATTGTTGACCAACGGCACCGTGCCTGTGCTGTAATCGAAGCTGCCCGGGGCTCCGGACGTGGTATCTGGGCTGAATACCGTGGTATCATAACCTTCTGACACGATTACCACGGTTTCACTTGCTACCGGTCCGTAGAAGCTGAGAGTGAGTGGATCCTGTTGAGCTGTGTCATTCCACGTGGTCACTGCGATGATGTCGCCCAGGTTCAACAGCGATTGTATTTGCAGGCTAGTTCCTGCGATTCGATAATCTGCCAGTGTCCATACCGCTATAACTATCTTGGCACCATCAGGTGGATTGTCAGCAAATACCACCTGCCGTCCTGGAGTGTTGCTACCATCCCAGTTGGTCACAGAGTAGTCACCTGTGGTAGGACCAAAACTCTGTGTCTGAAGCACATCGTCCACCCATACCAGAATGTCGGTCACAGCATTGATCGTGCTTTGTTGAAAACTGCTGCCCATGCGCTGCGGCAGCCCAAAGCTGTTGGTAGTTCCGTCGCCCGTCCACTCTATACAACTGGGCGGGGTCAGACGTAGGCCATTGCGAGTCACTACCATGTTGGCCACGTTGGTGCCACCTATATAATTGGTCAGAGCAAATCCGCCCACGCTGATAGTTTGAGAGTCCACCACATGATTCTGCACCTGCGCGGTGCTCCAGCTGTATTCGGTGGTTGCCTGGCCAGTGCCTGAACCAACACCAGTGGCTACAAAAGTTTCTCCCACAGTGCCAGTGCCAGCTCCTATACCGATCCAATTGGTATTGCCCACCACACTGATGGTATAGCTACGGCCCACTACAAAATCGCCGGCATCCACACTGTTGAAGCCCAGTACGGTCACGGCAATGTTGTCGTTGTCGTCGAAGCTGCTGCCCAGACTGACACGACTCTGTAGTGTGGGTGTGTAGGGCAACCAATAGTCCACATCATTGATGTCGATGCCCACAGGCACCGGTTGTATGGCACGATAGTAGTCGGGACCCACGCTGCCACTGTCATTGACCACGGCATTCTGTGCGTAGCTCTGCAGCTGGCTCCATTCTTGGCTGTCCACATACGGATCCCAAGTATAGTCGGTAGTGGCTTGACCGTTGATCAAGATCATGATGTTTTGTATCTCAGCTGCGGATACTGGAACCAAGAAGCTGCCGCTGGGAATGTCACTGCCCAGGAAATCTGCACGATAGAGTTCGCTGCCACCGCCCACACCATAGACCGAAATCTGTATCTGATCTCCCAAAGCCACATTGGGCGATGACAGTATTTCTACGGTTTTGTCTACCCAATTGACTTCATAATCCGCCCCTGGCGCAAGGTCTCGATCGGTGGTGGTATTGCTGACCAGTACGTTTGCTTCAAACTCCAGCAGATCGGCCCAGCTTCCACTGTTGTTGATCGCGGAGTAGGTAAACACCCTGGCTGCGATGCGGAATCCGTGCCCGTCTCGCTGCCAATCTGACCCAGCGCGAGTATAAACTCGCATGTCCATGGTATCAAATTCCGCTCCGTTTACTAGTTCTTCAGGAGCATGACCTTCGAAGGGTCCCAGGAAACGGCCGCCGTCCACGTTGATGTCGGTGGGTCTGGTGCCCAGAAATAGATCAGTAAAGCTGCTCTGATAGATTGCATCCAGCTGTTGCGTGGGCACAAAATTATCGCCCCAGACCTGCACTCCTGGATAACTGATACCATCCACCAGCAGGGGCAGATCCAGGCCAGGAGCATCTACTCCTGCCACATAAAAGCCCATGGTCCTGTCTACACCGCTGAGCGTGCTGGCTGGCACAGCCGTCCAATTTTCTAGATCGAACGTGGGTCCCACCACTTCGGAACTGTCGTCGGGTGTGGCTTCCCACACTCGATTTTCATAACGCACCAGTGTGCCTTCGGTATAGGTGCCGTTGGGATTCCAGGTTTCAATCTGAGTGTTGAATTGATAGCGATCAAACTTGAGGTTGACTCTGATGCTGCGAGCCAAATTGTAGGTGGTATTATTCACTGGCAGTTGGGTCGTATTGTAGACCTTGCCCGTGCCCTGTCCCACCAGGAACGCATAGGCCGCGGCCCCGGTACCGTTGCCGCCACTTAGTACTATTTCAGGCTGATCACGGTAACCGCTGCCTAGTCGAGTAATGTTGATGGCTGTAACCTCGCCGTTTGCGATCACGGCCTCGGCCAGAGTGGCCACAGCAGCATCACCAACCACCGTGACTTGAGGTGGTTGAGTATAACCGCTGCCTCCCTCTACTACCTGGATACTGTCTATCAACAGCAGGTAATTGTTGTACCACTGATTCCAGGGCCAGGTGGTCCAAATAGGACTGTCTGCGGGTTGATCGCTGTTGATATTGCTGGCACTGCCAGTGGCCACGCTGGCCGCGTAGGGCAGCAGTATGGGACTGGTAAACTGAGCTACGTCTAGATCAGTGTTGTAATAGGCCGGAAGATCAAAGTCGGTGATGTCGCCAGCAAACTGGTCCTGTCCGTCATAGCGCAAGTTGAATTCACGCACCTGCACATGATAGGGTTTGACTTCCTGGATGTAGTCGATAACGAATTCTTGGTTGTCTCTGAGATAGTTGGGGAACGGCAGCAGACCGCGCACACGGTGATCCACATCGACCAGGCTGGTTTTGACCAACCACTCAGGTGCACTGAATTCTGACAGCACAAAATTGAATGTGAGTACCAACAGCTCATTACGGTATATCAACAGTTCATCGACCAAGATTTCCTGGTTGAGCGCCTGCAAGATTTTGCGTGTTTCCGTGGTAGGATCTTGGTCAAAGTATTGAGCGTCAAAAACCTCTGCGTCCCAGCCAAAACGACCCAGCAGATAGTCATAGATTTCCGCACTGATCTCGATGGTACCATCCTGCAGACCCACGCGCTGCCAACTGTCGGCCAAACGCAGATATATTTCAAACTTGCCTTGTGCATTGGCGGTGACCTTGACGCTGGATCCCGGTGGCACTGTGATGGTGTCCAGGGCCGCTGTGTTAGGCACTTCGGTCACTGGTCTGATGCTGCTGTTGTAGCCCGGCAGGTACCAGTTCACATAGCTCCAGTAGTCAGGAGTGCGGTAGTTCTGCACACGAGTGATCACCAATTCTCGCACGCCCACACCCGCGCTTTCCACGGTATAGATGGTCCATAGACCGCGCTGGGTGGAGTCACTCAGCACCAGATATCGATAGCCCAAGGGCACCGCATAGATATTCTGAAAACTCAAAATTTCTACTGTGGCCACTGTGTCATTGTAGGCGCCACTGGTGCTGGACGGGATGGGTTCTTCACTGTTGAGCAGAGCAAAGCTGCGTATCTCAGCTATGGGAAATTGGGCCAAGATTTGATTGGCGCGGATGATGTAGGCCTTGAGTGCTGCGAACCTGTCGGTAAACATGCTCTGGCGCGGTCGAAACTGCACGCCATAACGCTCAGCCGGGCTCAGCGTGATATCTGGTACCAGATTGCCTGCAGTGTCTACTCCACAGAAGCTGTCCAGCATCTTGCGATAGAGATTGTCGGTCAAGAAACCGTCGGGCCGGCCCTGCGGAATCAGTTCATATTCCACGTGCACATTATCTTGGGTGAGTTCACGATCAAATTCAATGTGCAATACAGTGTCCTGGGCTTCGATCAGGGTTTCGCAATTGTAGATGGCCACAGTGCTGGCATTGATGGGTGCCAGATAAGCTATTCCGCTGGCCCTGGGATTTTGGATATACTGGGATACCGTGGAAACAGATAGACTTTTGCCTTTGTTGGTAGCCACTGTGGTCAATCCGCGAACCCAGAAGAAATACTGTGTCTGAAAGGTGCCTTGATCCGTCAGCACAGAGTTGATGGTATAACTGAGATTGCTGTGGGGCGTACCAGGACCAGTATAAGCGGCCGGAGGTTGATCGCTCACGATCCACTGATACACGTCTACAGAACTGCCGGGAAAGACCTGAGCCCACTGCCTAGCTGCATAGGTTATGTTGTTCTGCTCAGGATTGACGAATCGCACAGTGGTGATATCCCACCAGGTCTCGCCCACGTGATCCTGGCCCCAGCTGTTGCCTCTTATACCAGTTGGTCCTGCGTTGTAGCCGGCCGGGTCAACTGCGCTGATATAGTCAATGTTTTGGCGTGCAGCTCCCAGGATCTTGCCCTGTAGTGGGTTGAAGAAGTCGAGGAACTCGGTAGTAGCAGAAGTGACCAGGTTGTACAGAAACACACTGTTGAGCAATCTGATATCCACAGTGGGTTCTTGCACATGTATGAGCTGCCAGGCTGAAGCGCGACTGGGATTCTGCCACACATAGACCCGGCCATAGTCTGCACTGCTGCTGTCCATGACGTCGCTGCCAGGGGCGCCCATGAACAACACGCCACTGATGTAGCTGAGTGCCTGGCCCAGTTTGTCTTGCCCTTCTAGGTCTGTGATACCAATCTGCTGTCCCAGTACAAAGGTGTCAGGGTTGGTGACACTGGCGTTGGCGGCCGGCAGGTAATTATAGATATACACCGCACCACTCTGATCTGTAACACTGAAAAATATGGTGCTGCCCGCGTCAAAGTCCAGATCACCTTGGTCAAATTCTATGATCAGGTACGTGCTGCCGGTGGGTGCACCCACCACCAATTCAGTGGCTGTATCTGATATGGTAATAACACCACCAAACTGTGCGTAGGACACAGCGTAGGGACTGGTAATAGTCTGCGTGAATATGAATGTTTCAAACCCTAGATCATCAAAGGTGGTGCCTAGGGTGCCAGGCGCAACCTGTAGCTTGTTTGCGTAAGGGGCCGCGGCTGAATTGCTTACTGATAGCTGAACTCGACCATTGACCAAGGCAGCAGTCACATTGGGTACCTGGCTGTTGATATTGTTGATAAGACCCTGCAGACTGGTCGTGGACCCAGATGCCGCAGGCACCAAGACATCTTGATTGTTGACTCGTAGTGTATCGCCCGGTGTCACAGTGGGGTTTTGATTGGTGCCTACGATGATGCCATAGAGACGACTCTGATTGACCTGACGTTCTACCACACCGCCTTTGAATATCTGCAGGCTGCTTTGAGGTGCTCCCACATAGAGGCTGCAATTGTTGCTACAGATGTCCACAGCTTGACCATAATTGCTAAATTCAGCCACTTGATCTTGCGTGATGGTCTGCACCAGGCTGAACTGATTGGTTTCGATCTCTACAAAGTCACCTACGACCAAATCTGTGAACACCGTGACATTGTTGCCGCTGATAGCGAAACTGTTGTTGGTTTCAGGAGTGGTGCTGGTCTGAGCTACCAAAAAGCTGCCATTCACCAACACAGACACTGCCAGTGGATCGGGTGCAGAGCCCAGTACTGTGAAAGTGATGGTGCTGGTTTCACCATACTGGAAACGCTGCACGTCTCGGTCGTACACATACACACAACCGGCCTTTACCTGCCCGGCAACGTCTCTATCCTTGGCTCCAATCAAAATCTGTCGTCCATCAGTAGTGCATGCAAGGCTGTAGCCAAATTGGGCAGCACTGCCGGAACCAACCGGGCAAGTGATAGTGTCCACATACTGCCAGTACCAATTGGCACGGGCCAGTAGACTGTCACCAGGGTTGAGCGCGACTATGAATGTGACAATCTTGGTAGTGGCGTTGAAAGTGTAATCAATATTGGGGCGCAGCAGATCGCCATTCAGCTCCACCTGAAAACTGTAGATGGTGCTGTCGGTCAGATTGACCTGGAAGAAATACTGTCCCAGATCGTAGGTGGGTCCAGCGGTGGGATCCAGCGAGATCAAGCTGCGACGCTGTATCACTATGGGCAATCCATTGGCCGGAGCGGTAACAAAGTTGACCTGTAGATTCGCGATGTCTACCGTGTAATCCACACCCAGAGTCTGATCGGCACCATCCACGGTGACCGCGATCTGATCAGCATCGTCGATCTGTATCACTGATCCAATTGCATAGTTTTGTGTTACACCATCGCCGGTGGCTTTGACTGTTTGATCCTGCCATTGTACTCGAGCATAGGCATATACTTCACCATCGCCCTTGAATGGCGCACTCACATACATCCAGCGCTCGTCTGTGCTCATGGTCACCGCAAAACCAAACTGACCTTGGTCATTGTTGATATCACCCGGTGTGGTCAACAACTGCCAGTTCACATAGGGATTGGTGCCAGGTGTGTAGTTGGCAGTGTTTCTGTAAATCACGCAGGCATAACCACAATCCGCTTGACTGCTATTGCCCAGGCTCAGCGGAGCACCAGCTACTGCCCAGTCCAGGCGACCAAAATCCACACTGGTTCCATAGGCTCTGGCTCCGGATGTGCCCAGTTCCAGCAGTGCATCAAGTCCTGGCACAGGGCTTACAGGTTGATAAGCACCGTTGAAGTTTTTGACATAGGTGTAGACCGCGCCTTTTTCAGTTCCGGTACTGAATCCATAGCGCGGGCTGCCTACCAGTGCTGCCTGTTGATCCACGGCCAAGGCCACGGCCGAGCCATAATTTTCTGTAGCATCAAGATTTTGTGGTGACAGGGCAGTGGTCGGCGAGAATATGTCTTGTTTTTCATAGACCGCCCAGCGATCGCCACCGTTGTCGTCTACCCAAACCCTGGCTCCAGGAATCAACTGATTGGCATAGGGCAGATCAATCACATCACTGAACTGCGCCACTCGCTGGGTTTTCAGTGTAAAACCAGTACCAGAGCCATCGATCACGGTGCGGCCGTCGGCTGGAAACTGGAATGCGATGGTAACCGTGGTCAGATTGGGCACTGTGAGCACAGTGTAAACCCCATCCACATCCGTATCAAAGAATCTTATTATCAGCTTGTCGCCCGCGATCAGGCCGTGCTGTTGACTGAAGATGACCAGGCTGGTACCATCCAGGTTGTCACACACATGTTGCACTATGCCAGGCACTGATTCTGCACGATAGATGTTCCAGTCATGATCGTTGATTTTGGCCACCCAGATAGTGGTACCAACGGCTATGCTGTTGAGATTGGCTGCTAGACTGGCAGGATCGTTGATGTCAAATACCGTTATATCTGCGTCGTCAAGGTTGACATACCCTGCACTGGGCAATCCCACATCTGTGGGCGTGTCCACGGTGACTGGCAAGATGTTGGGAGACGTGAGCTTGTAGCTTTCGCGCCACACGCTGCCCAACTGTATGGCCTGATCCGCTTGGCTCTGTTCCACAGGATTGATAACCTGGATAGTGCTGGGGTTAGCGTTCAACAGGGACCGATCTAATCTTAGTTCGAAAAAGCTGCGATTGGCGTTGGCACCATACACACCGCGCTGCACCGCCCAGTTTTCATAGATATCGTAGTCGGCCTGTTCTTTGCTTAGGCGAGCCGAACGCAGATTCTCGGCACTGAGTATGGTGCCTTTGCTGCCCAAGAACTGTCTGTACACATTGACCTGGCTCACATCATCGAGATTGAGGGCGGCCAAATACTGTCGTGGTCGGAATCCTATCAGTCCGTAGCTGAACAGATCTGCCTCACTGTCGAGATTGGCATCATTGATGTCGTAGCTGACTTGCAATTGATCGGCCTTGTTGGCTAGGTTGGGCAACAGGCCCTGCTCTATCTGTTCATAATCGCTCTGTAGCCAATCATTGTAGTTGAAGTCGGTGGCGGGCTGTACGATCTTGGCTGCGCTCCAGTAACTGCCTTTGTATCGCACCACTTCGCCCTTGGCGTAGGTACGCAGTCCAGTCCATTGCTCCACATTGTCACGATTGAGAATAAAGCCCTGCGCATCTATGTTGCCGTTCCACTCTGTGGTATTAGAAGCGACCAAGGTCAAACGGAACTGTCTTGCACCCGTGGTAGGATCATAGATCAGGTCGCCAAACTCACTGCGATTGTTCAGCACGATCATGTGCTCATAGCTGGTGTAGTTGAGATCCACATAGCTGAGCGACTGATCTACCAAGGGCTCCACGGTCAAGGTATTGTCAAGCCGTACGATATTGAGATTGCGTGTGGGCAACTGTTTGCGGTTCTGGTCCAGCAGAACATTGTCCATGGTCTGTGCTGTGAGACTGTCTACCACTGCTCCCGCTCGCGCGACCTGTAGGCGCTGCGCCAAAGGATTGAGTGCGATAAGGGTGTTTTCATCCCAGCCCTGTCCTGCCCAGTAGAGGAATTCCACGGCCATCTGCTGCCAGTTCAACTGATAACCGTTGGCCACAGAATCAAACGTGAATCCTTGAGTTTCCAACCAGCGTCCATAGCCCAACAGGAACTCGCAAACTTCTGTGGTAGTGGCAAATGTGGTGCTGTAAGGCACTCTTACCGTTTGATTGGTAAAAACAGTGCTAACCCGTACCGTTTCTCCTCCGGCGCTGATAGTTTCCGGGCGACCTGTGGGACCCGTGGTGTATGCCGTGAAATAGGGCGACAATGTGCTATAACCAAACACCTGATAGCCATCTGCGGCACGTTGTACTAATACTGCGCTATAGGTGGTCTGAGAGAAAGGCTGGTTTTTGTACAGCAGTAGATCGTAACTGTTGTCAGGAATGGTGAATCCGGTATTGGTGCTATCCGGTGTGCTTTTTTCTGTCAGCAGTTTGATGTATTGTTTGTCACTGAAGCTGGCCATGCGATAGCACAATCTCACGTCGAGATTGGCCAGATCGGCTTGCAGTTGATCGGTGCTGTCTAGACCGGTCTGGCGATTGTAGTCCACGATCCAGTCTATGAAGCTGGCCTTGCTGACCCCATTGCCATAGACCTGTATGCCATTGGCGTCCAGCCGGTAGCGATCATTGTAGAGATACTGGTCAAATTCATCGTTGTAACGATAGAGATCGCGATCCGCAAACAGCGAGAAAAACTTAGCGGGCCGAGTCAGGGCCAAGAGACGCATCACGGCAAATGGATAAAGGCTGCTGTTCCACCAGCTGGCCTCTACAGGACCGCCATCACCCAGAGCCCAGGGCTTGTCAAACTGTTGAGCATCGTATGTGCCTACCACGGTATCCAGGGGAGGCAGCAGTTCACCTTCGCTGCCCGATGGAATCACCTGTGTCAGGCCTGGACGCACATACTGAGGTAGCACATAGGCACCCAGTGGATCGCGCACGATGCCCGCCTCAAGGTCGTCCCACAACACCAGATTGCCATTGGTATAAGGCGCATCACCATAGGTCAGATCCCACCAACTGGGTTTGACTGAGAATCCCAGCATTTCCCAAGGCGTAAACTGAGGTTGCACAGTGTCATAGAAATATCTGTTGATCCCGCGCCAGGCACCAGGCAGATAGCCATTGTCCAACCGGCTCTGGCTGGCGCTGTAATTGTAGGTAAAGGCGTTAGCGGATTGATACTGTTGTGCCACATAGTCCAATTTGTTCCAGGCCACCCAGCTGAGGAAATCTTGGTTCAGTATGTTCTGCACCTCGTCGAGGCTGAATCCGGTATTGCGGAATTCACCAGGTAGAACATCTGCGATAGTCAAAGGTACAGGATTGCCATCCAGTTTGAGGTTGTTGTAAATCCTGCGTTCAAATTCCAATAGTACTTCGTCACGGATGTCACCAAATGTTTTGGTGGCGCTGCCATCGTGACCAATTATCATGGCCTGTTCGCCGTCCGACGTGGTCTGTGTCACCACACGCGGTTCCCAGGCCGGATACAATCCCAGTTTTGTGGGTGTGTTAGGACAAAAACTGCCCGCAGTACTGGAGTATTCACGCAGGGTCAATGTTTGTCCCACAGTCAGTGGCACCAGCACCGTTATACGAGCTCCGTCGGTGGCCACCACATAGTCCTGATTACGTATCAAAATCACATTGTCCAGGTACACATTCATGCCAAGATAGTTGGCCGATTGGTAATTGTAGTTCTGTAGGGTGTCAAAGGTATTGGTCGTAGTGAAGCTGATCGTGTAATTGGTTTCCTGATAGATCGCGCCCGACGGCAGCATGTCTGACCAGTAGAATGGCTGCGTTTCCACCCGACCTGCTGTGACATTCTCTATGGCGGTGTCTAGGATCTGAGCCGCGGTTTGAAAATTTATGGTCTGCTGGGTCACGTTCTCCAGTATGAGATTTTTGAATTTGGTGTATTCACGACCATTGTAGACCAAGCTGTTGAACAGATTGAACTGTTGACTGCGCAGGAAATATCCGGCCAAAGTCAACGGTGCGCTCTGTTGCAGTATGACCAGACCATAGGGACCAATATTGCCAAGATCTCTGGTGTTGTTAGGACCATTGACTTTGCCGTCAAAGGTCACAAGATTTTCACAGATACTTTGATAATGCTGTCGCACTGTGCCCAGAGTAAAGTTGGTACTGTTGGCATTGAAAGGATTGTTTTCCAGATTGATGGGCACTTGGTAAAAACCCAACTCGCTGGTCTGATCACTCAGGGCCAATACTTCAATCACGCTGTCTGCAGGTGGCGCCTGGTTCAACGTGATCAAGGTGCGACTGCCCTGCACTGTGTAGATGAAATTGGCCGGGTCAAGGAAAGCGCCATTGATGTAGATCTTGATCACCGGCACATCTGTGCGATCGCTCACTGCCACATCCAACTCAAGATCCACAGTGGTGAACACGAAACGGAACTGCTGATAATCCAAAGACGTGGTGGCTGCTGTTTGCCAGCCCAAGAGACGTTGGTAGTTGGTACGATCAGTGTATTCGCGTGGAAAGCCTGTGCTGATCTTTACCTCCGCACTGGCATTGTCGCGAGTGTAGATAAAACTGTCAGTGTAGAGATTGTTGTCAAAAACGATATCGCCCACGTTGGCCACTGTGAGATAACGCAAGGGAAAGCCCAGGACCGCATCGGCCACAGACGAATCTGACTGAGCATAACTGAACAGCTTGGACCCTACGAAATTGGTGCTGGGATACTTGGCCACAGTGCCAAAACTCACACCCACAGAATCGTAAACATCAAACAGTGGCGGCTGTTGCACACTGGTCTTGAGTTGAGCTTTGATCCATTGCTCTCCGTCGTACCAATAGGTATAACCAGCTTCACCTTTGGTCAGCACTTGCCCGTCTACCGTGGTAATCAGCCCGGTGGGTATGGGATTGAGCGCGGTACCGCTGTTGAGTATGACTACGCACTGGTCCACTAGCACCTGTGAATCACTGGTGGGAACCAGGTGTATCACTGGCTGGGTGGGCACAGGATCTATGGTGTCGGGATAGATAAACTCCACCTGATAGATGCGATTGCGCACATCGTCGTCGCTGTCGTTGGCGAAGATAACCCGGGTACCATTCACGAACTGGTAACCATACACTTCATAACTGGTAGCGCCTTCTATGTTACTGAATGCGTCTGTTTCAGTGAAGTCCATCACATCCACTGGCTGCTTGCCCTGGGTGCCCATGTTGAACAGACGCAGTCCTGATCTAAACTGGATGATAGGGCGGCGTGCCTTGGCAGAAGCGGGTACATCAGCTATGGTGTTGTTGTACTCGGCTGTGGCCGAAATCACATCAATATGGAACCAACGATTGCTGCGACTCCAGGCGTTGAGATCGGGGCTGGCACGATTGATAGTGACGTAATCGGGGTCGCGTGGTTGATTGCCCGATACGCTGTCATCGCCGTCTTCCACATAGAGCTCAGGTGTCACAAAGTCAGTGACTGGTAACAACTGGATGGCCTCGCCTACACCTTCCACATAGTATTCACGATAGTTCAGGGCCGTGGTGTTCATGGTGCCTGAACCCACCTGCAGTGTCACCCGATTGCCGTTGGGCGTGCTGGACACGGTGAACTGTTGACCATTGACCACGGCATTCACATAGTAGGGTACGCCCGCCTGCAGGCCGCCGATGGTAGGAGCGGTAAAAATCAGTTCTTGACCTTCATAAAGGATGCTGGTGTCATAGGTGGTGATTAGATCCAACTGATCTGTAGTGCTGGTGCACACGAAACTCACAGTGTTGCTGCCATAGCTGGCTGGCACCACGTCGCCGCGAAATACCACTTTGAGACCATTAGTGAAAGTCACACCATTAGGACTCTCGTAGTTGAGTTTGCCTAGTATGTTGTCGATATAGATGGTGGCACTTGCTACAGGCTCAACCAACTGTATCTGGCCCACGATGCCGGGATCAGTGCCATCTTGATAATATAGCACATCTAACGCAGCGGTCAGTGCCGGTACCTGTTTGAATGTGCTCTGTGCAGTTTTGTACCAGGCAATATTGGAATACTCAGCGCCATATCGCACAGTCCACTGGCATTCGTCGGGTATGTCCGAAATTTTGCTTATGTTGAGATAGTTTATGCCATCTATGCCGTTGGTAAAATAGTTGATCTGATATAGCTGTCTGGCATCAGGTCCTGGAATGCCTGTGTCCGTGCCCACAAAAATCAGTGTGCGTGTGTTGAGACTGGTGATGCCATCGATGCCGCCATAGGTGGCCACAATGGCATCTATGCTTTGCCCTTGGAGATCATCTATGGTGAGAGTGGTTACCAGATCTACTGGGAGGCTGAACACCGGCAGGTTATAGTAGTATTCCTGCTGCGTTTTGGTAGGCACGTTGAAAATCACTGTGCCCAGATCTTCACCGTTGTTGGTCACTCCCAAGACCTGCCGGGTGCTGATGTTGGGGCTGGCGGCTCTGACTCCTGACACCCCTGGTTCGGTCTGTATCCAGAATCCCGGTCCGGTACCCGGGGTACCATCTATCACGTTGATCTGACCGCGTAGATTGGTCTGATTTTCTGCCACATAGTAGAGAGTGTTGGGCGCATCCTGGGGCACCGTGAAAGTGACCAGGCCCGTGAGGCTACCATTGCGAGTGACGCCGTTGTTGTAGGCAAAGCTGGTACCCAGTTCGGGCTGAGTCTTGATCCAGAACGGGAAAGGACCGCGCAATACCAGATTGAACACATAGGTGTTGCCCCTAATCAGAGTCAGGGTAGGGTTCAATTGATTGTCTACAAGATAGCCCGACAGTGACTGATTGCTGACCCGGAAATTCACAGTTTCTTTGCTGTTTTGGGACACATCAAACACATAACTGCCGCCGCGTACCAGCTGCAGGATGGGGTTCTCGCCGGGCACACCCGAGAAGGTATAGACACCGTTGGCTCTGGTCACAGTAAAGGTGTCTGAGACTGGGGTGCCAGTGGCGCTGACATCCACGGGATCGGGTCCATTGGGCAGCCAATAGTACTGGCTGAAGTTCACGAATGCGTCAAAATCGCAGAAAGGATCCCAAGTATAATAATCGCTGGCAGACAAACGGTCGGGCCTGGTACCGTCACCACCGCGAGCAGTGATTCCCTCAAGTATGCCTGGCCAGGTGATGGCATCCTGGATCTGATTGGTGTTGCGTGGGTTGAGGCTGATAACCCCGGGTTCTAGCTGATAGTCGGCTCGCGTCTTGGTAGGCTCAACCACGTACTTGTCATTGGGCACAACTCCTGGCCCCACTGTGCGGCCTATGAAACCCTGTGTTTTTTTGAACTTGGGTTCTTGAACCAGAGTGTCCAGTGTTGCTGCCAAAAATTGGCGATTGGCGTCTGTCTGGAAAATCTCGGGCAGTAGGTCTACGGTCCTGATTCTTGCCATCAAATTACTCCACTACCGGGTGCTGTGCGCAGATTGGTGCTGGTCAGAGCCTCAATCACGTCAATGTTGTCAATGGTGGCTCCATTGGCAAATATTTCATTGGGTTGGCTACGTATCTCATAAAGATCGCCGAAGCTCTTTTGCGGATCCAGGGGTACCAACACCACTGAAGAAATAATGGTACCCAGAGTGCGATGCAAATATGCCGCCAGTTCACTGAAATAAAATGTGTCACCAAAATTCCAAATGTCAATGCTGAAGTAGGCATTCATCTGTGCCAGCACCGCGCTCTTGATCTCAGAAGTGCTGGCAGTGCTGTTGGCTGCACGTATGACCTTGATGGTAGCTCGCAGTTCAGGAGAGGCCTTGGGCCCGAATAAGGGCTTGAACTGTACGCTGTTCAGCACGATATTGTCGCTGATCATTTTGTAATCACCTAGACCCTGATAAGCCGTGGACAGTTCACCGATAGTGGGCTGTTCAGGCTCGATCACCGTGCCAGTAGTATCACGCAGCCAGTTTTGATAGGCAGTGTAATACTGCTGGGTAACCAGATAGAGATCAATGATGTTGGTGGTACCTGGATCGATGCGATTGGTGAGAGGCGCGTTGTGCCGATATTGATAATACAAGGCCTGTCTGCCGGTGCGTGCTTGCCAACCTGAAACAGCATTAACTTCCAGCACGCCTGTGGTGGACAGTGACAGCTGATAAAAGGTCGATTCGCCGTAGGCGTAAAATACCTGTCCGGGTGACCATTCGGTCTTGGCCAATTCTATATCATCGAGAGTAGCATAGTCGCTGTTCACGCGGCCAGGTTCGACCAGCACATATCTTTGCAGATTGTCGAAGTCCACTACCTGCTGCAGGAAAATCAGTTTTTGGTTTGGGCTTACATCAGGTGCCACAATCTCATCAAAGAAGTCTGGATTATCGGGCACGCCATCGTTGTCATTGTCACGGAATCCCACCAGCACCTGGAAGTCATCCACATAGCCGTCGGGCTGTACTGGCTGATCGATAATGGTCATCTGGATGTCTCCAGGCAGCGGTGATGTGCTGTCGGGCTGAGTGTTGACTGCAAGCACGTTTACAAAATCCTTGATCACTGTGCCTGTGCGGCTGTCGTAGATATTTTGTCCACCATAGAAGAAAAATCTGGTCTGGAGCACTGAACCAAAATTATAGGCCAGTCCGCGGAACGTGATGGTGTAGTTTTGATTTTGCACCACGAACTGCACTAGCCAAGACGCATCTAGGTTAGTGCCCGATGTGTTGCCTGCGTATTCCTGGCTCCAGGGAGCGTCCACATCTATGTTGGTACTGGTGATCAGGTACCAAGAATAAGGAGTGCCGGTGATGCTGCCATCGTTGTCGTAGCCCAGACCAAAGGTCTTGAACAGTTCGATCTGTTCAGCCATCTGTGATTCGATTGCGGTAGGAAGATCCGTAGCAAATAATGGAATAATAGTGTCCACTATGGCCCCAGTGGGCACAAAATTGTTCAGCGCCACCGGTCCCTGACCGTTGCTGAGATTGCCAAGTCCATTGTTGCTGCCGTCGCCGGCCACACTGATGGGGCTGGCCCAGATCTCTTGGCGATCATCTGCCCTGGTGGCTGTACCCAGCTGTAGACGATTGTTACGGTCAAAATAATAGCCAGTGGGCGCTATGAACTTGACTAGACTGCCTACTATGGCGTATTTGAATCGAGTGCTGGACGTGGTACCTACGCTGACAGGATTGCCTGCGGAATCTTGGAAATAACCGGTGGTCTGGTTGGCCAGCGTGGTGCTCTGGTTCCAGGTGCTGCCAAACGTGCTGAGATTTACTGTGGCCGGCATAGTGGCCAGCGTGGTAGTCAACGTAATCGGACTGCCATTGGGAGCAGCACTGACCTTGATAGTGCCATTCACGCTGTCCAAGGCCACGATGTAATAGGTCAGTCCAGATATCAGTCCGCCCGATACTGTGCCTGTAAACACGATAGTTTGGCCTATGAAAGCATAGTTCGAGAAAAAGCTGTCCTGTTGATCCGTAGACAGCGTAATGGTGTTCACGGTGTCTGTGGTCGCTGTGAATATCAAGTCCAGTGTGTTCATGCTCTGCCGGGGAAAATTGGCATAGTAGAACTGGCGCATGGTAGTTTCTGCCAGACTTGGTTGTACCCGATTGGTTATCACGTCGGCGATTTCGTTACGGTTCACCCAGGAAAACAGTACCGTGGGCAGAATGTTTTCGCGCCAGAGACCGCCGTCGCTGCCAAAGGTATTGGTAGAACTGTACTTGCCGGTGTTGTCGACCAGATCCAGATATCGACTGGTACCTATGCTGGATCGGTTGAGAGCCTTGCTCTTGAGAATGCTGTTGTAGGCTGTGAACGGAAATAGATTGTAGTCCTCACCGTTGACCATGCGATTCTGAGTATAGTACCGTGCCGGTGCTCTCTGCTTGATTGCGTCAATGCTTTCACGAGCCTGGGCGTTGCTTACAGGTTTGGTGATGCCGCAGGTGAATGTAATGGTTTCAAGATTTCCGTTACGGCTGATATAACTGATAGGTAACACCACGTTCTGCATCTCTTCGGGATTTATGATGTACTGCAGACCATTGCTGGCGCGTACATAGGCCCGGAAAGTGCCCACGGGAATCTCTGAGAACACACCATCGCCAAACACCATGGTGATCTGATCATTGGTCCGGCTGGTAGTGGTATAGATGGGTCTCAGCTGCTGTTGCTGTTCGCCTGCGGCGGTGTAGATGTTTTCTGTGTATGCCCATTCTCTGGTTATTGTACCCACATTGTCCAACTGGAACAGCCAACGATCGGTGTTATTGATGCCTTCGATGTTGATATCCACCGTGCGGTTTGCTATACGTTCGGCCAAGTTGAAATCTTGATTCTGCAGCACACCCTGTTTGAACAGAAAGAAATATCCGGTATCGGCGCTGGCAAATCCCAACTGATCATTGCGGAACAGCATGTTGAAGCTCACACCAGGGCGAGGCGACGGTTCGTAGATATAGTTTTCACCCACTGTAGTCGAACTCATGGCTTCAAAGGGCATGTTGATGCCATCTACCACAGACGTATAGGGGATCACCGGCAAAAATCCTGGCACGAGATTGATCGCATACTCGTCGGTTCTCACACCCAGGATGTTTTGCCGGTTGCCCGGTCGACCGATCTTCTGGCTGTCAACTAGAGCCGCATTGATAATCGCAGTGAACTGTTCTTGCCAGTCGGGGTTGGTAGGGTCGTTCCAGTTGACCGTGACACTGCCCAAGTTCACGCCATTGTAGTCTACCACGTTCTCTGTGGTAGTCACGTTGAATACCTTGAGCAGACCTTCGGCCGCGGTGTTGCGTTTGGCTGTGTAGCTGACCAAGTTGGCCAGGCGCACTACGCTGTCTCTGCGCTCAGCGGTGTCCAGATAGTTTTCACGAGTGTTCAGATCTGTGCGAAATGCCAGACTCTGCCCCATGAACGCGATGATATCCAAGAGCGCGATAAACTCCGAACTTTCCACATAGTCGTTGAAAGTTTCGGGGTAATAGAGGCGCAGGTAGTCTATGAAACTCTTGCGCAGAGTTTCAAAATCATAACTTTGAAAGTCGGCTTCGCGGTAGGTCTGATAGATCTGTTTCCAGTCTTCAACACCAAAAATCGCAGTCTGTCGGGTGGTTTGTGCCATCGTTGCTGGGCCTCATTGTCGCTCCAAGTATTTATGGAGGACAAAAAAGGCTCAGTTATACATAGGATGCGCGACGCTGCTGCAAATCAAAAAACACACTCAGCTGTTCAGCCGTGGTGCTAGAAACTGTTTCCACTTGCAGCTGGATCAAAATGCCATTTTCCTGGGGGGAAACCTGGAGGTCAGTGACAGTGATCCTGGGGTCTTGGGCAACCACACGTTGTATCTCTTTGTTGATGTTGTTTTGCAGCTCTTCGATTTGATTTTCAAAGAGAAAATCCCAGATCACAGTGCCCGTGGCCGGACGACCAGGCAGGCTGCCCTGGCGTATGTTGAACGCATTAACTAGATCCTGTTTGATCAGCTCATAGTCCGTGAGTGTGAACTGTTTGGCTCGATTTACTGTGCTGAATCCGACAAAAGTGGTCATGACAATATTTACCGCTATGAGGTTAGTAACTGCAGACGGTCTTGCAGTCGTTGTACATAACTTTGAATGTTCTGGATGGCTCGTTGCACTGCCGACTTCAAGGTCTCCAGCGTGTTATACCTTGGTGGTAAACTGCTGTATCTTTCTTGATAGGCCTTGCCTTGGCGTTCCAGAGCCAAAATTGTGCCTTCTAGTGCCAAATAGTCTGCCAATATCGAATTGAAAAGGTCAATAGCAGCAGCGATAGCAGCCGGATCTTGGCTGGTGCCAGAATTTGGTGCTGATTTTGTCGCGGCAGCCGCGCGTGAGTTCAACTCTTGGTAAGAGGCTGCTGCTTGGTTTAGTGTGTCAGAAAACTGCTGCATGGCATTGACTTTGACTTGCTCAACTTCCAAGGATCCATAGTTCACTGTGGGTATCTTGGGGTTGCCCGTGACTCGGGTAGCTGCTGCATCTACTGTTTCTCTGTTGGCCGTGTCTATAGCTGGGGCAGCAGGGTCTTGTTGTAGCACGGCATCATTGGCTGCTTTGTTGGCAAAATCCACAGCAAAAGATCCGTCTCTGACCAGCGAACTCAAACTGCTCTTGATGTCTGATGGGAGCGGCAGTCCTTTGGCCAAACTCAGGGTATCAGTGATGCTTTTGGCTGCGCTCAATGCCACACCACCTAGAGCTGCTGGACTAAGACTGCCAGTGGGTATGCCCAGACTTTTCACGGCATTGAGTCCCTGGCTCATCAGCTGCTGCTGCACAAGATTCTGAGTGGCCGGAGATGCCAGCAGTTGGTCCACACTGGATATGCCGTTCACCCCGGTCCAGACCGCGGGACTGTTCAACACTGAAGTGAGGTTGGCAGTGCCCGGTGCTAGATAGCTGCTGACCGTGCCGGGCTTGAGCAGTCCCGATCGCTCCAATTGACTGGCATCTAGCCCAAACTGTCCAAGGCCTTTGGTGTTTGACAGCACCCCGGCAGCCTGGTTCACGGTGGTAGTCACTGCGCTCATTGCAGCACGAACATCAACCTGGCTGAGATTCTGTATGGGCACCAGACTGGTGGCCTGCTTGGCCAGGTTGGCGATATTGATGGGGTTGGTGGGCACCAGGTTGTTCACTGTGTCGGTGATGCCTGTGAGAGCCTTGCTGGCCACACTTTGTGCTGCGCCCAAAAGATCAGTGTTGGGCAGTGCGGATGCGGCCTGTCGGGCCTTGTCCAAGGCACCAGACAATGCTCCTGATGCAGAACCTGCGATGCCTGAAATGGCCTGTCCTACCTGGCTGGCTGCTGTCTTGAGGCCACCCGCCAGTTGGCTGGCACTGTTGATCACATCGCCAGGTTTGAGTCCAACTAGGCTGCCTGCATTCAACTGCTGTTCAAAGATTTGCCGGGCCTGAGCTTCAGTGAAGGTAGCCGGTGTTTCCACTTCAAATTTTTGCCCAGTTAGGGGATTGGTAAAAGTAAAGATGCTCATCGTGCTCTCACAGTGACTCCAGCAGGTACAGGGGGTGCTGCCGGTGGCGGAGTAGGTTGTCCAGGTTCATAGGCGATCTTGACATTCACACCTAGACCATGATAGGGCCATGGTTCATGTGTGGGCACTCGATTGCAGATGGACTCTAGATTGCCCTTGTCCAGCACCCAACCTTCACTGGTACTGAACTTCACGGTGTCTAACTGGGTCTTGGTCATGGGTGTGGGTGCAGTGACCGCAGGAGCAGCTGGCCCGTTGAGGTCGATACCACCCGCTTCCACAGTAAATTGCGATCCGGCCTTCCAGGTGCCCGACGCACTCTGGATGCCCATGGTACCGTCGGCCTTGACATAGAGAGTGGCCTTGCTGTAGATCTTGAGATCGGCCTGTGCTGATGCTGAAAAATTACGATCTGCTTCCTGTATGATATCTTGCTTGGCATGCATGCGTATGTCGCGCCCGGCCCACATCGAGATGTCACGATCCGCATGCAGATTGATATCGCCCTGGCTGCGCACGTTCACTGAATTGCTGCTGTAGATGTCCACGGTGCCTTCCACGCCTAGTTCGATCCAGGTCTGACCGTTGGCATGTATGATATGAATGAAATTACCGGTGTCATTCATCATGATCTGGTGCCCTTTGGCCGATCTCATACGGTACAATTGATTGTTACCATCAATGTCGCCATCGTCCATGACCAAGGTGTGCCCGCCCATGCGACCAATTACCTGCAGTTCGCTGGGTTTGACAGTACCACTATTGAGTTTGGCACGTATGTCTTGGGGTTTGAGTCCGCCCTGGTAGATCGCGGTTCCCGGCGTGCTGATGCCAAAACAGGCACTGGGGCTTTCCCGCTGCGAAGAACTGCGTATAGGACCACGTTCGGTATCTTTGGCCACTCCCTGCTGGAACATGCCCGCCGCAACCACACTTTGCACTGGTTTGGCTTGATCAAAAAATCTACCTGCGTTGTTGAGCTGATTGTTGTTGGTGTTGATTTCTGTAACGGGCATCAGTGCTGCATTTACAAAATAGGCTTCCTGATTGGGATTGCCCGGAATGTAATTGCTCTCGGCACCTATGGCCGGTATCATGTGATTTACCCCATTTTCAGGAACCACACCGATATAAAACCCTTTGGTGCGGTCGCCATCCACAAAAATACAGATCACAGTCAATCCCAGGTCCGGGGGTGTGAACCACATGCCATAACTGTTCTGGTTGCCAGGGTATTGTCCTTTGTCGGCATTGGAGGTATTGCCTGGTGGTGTGGCGCCATAGAAAGGCGGCATGTAACTCACTGTGATCCATTTACTGCTGTCTTGTTCACTGCTGTCACCAAAGGCCTGGATGTACACTTGTAAACGCCCACTGCGAGTGGGGTCGATGTTGTTCATGACCTTGCCAAAAAATGGACCGTATTCAGCTGGAGTGCCACCTCGATCCTGTTTGAAATTTGTGGGACGGCCTTTGGTCCGTATGATTTCTTGTGCCATTGCTTAGGTTTCTCTCGCGATAATCTGTGGATCTCTGACCACTGCTTGGGCCGTACCCGCGGCCAAGGACTGTGCCTGGTCCACTGCACCAAGGCTGATGTCTTCACCATTACTAGTAGGGAAGACCGGTGGCGGCGATGGTGATGCAAGATCGTTGGCAGTAACTGGGAATGTGGCAAACAATCCGCTGCCCAACGCTGCCTGGCGTATAGGCAAGACAGGTGCCGGTCTTGGTCCGGTGCCAGCTGTGCTTTGCAGCAGTGCTGAACCAAAGAAATTACCAGATGGCTGTAACGGTGTCTGGGGTGACACTATCGAAGTCAGCGCGGTTGTAATAGCAGCAGCCGATGGTGTTGCTGCCTGAGCTCTGACGTCGGCGGGCACTGTGTCTTGTCTGGGTTCTTGGTCACCTGTTTGATTATTACCTTGTGGATCAACTGTGGCCCCACCACTGTTGGTGCCTATGGTCACTGTGGGTTGGGGTGCTCCTGCCGCACGATTGGCCGCATTGGGGGGCAGAGCATAGCGCATCAGCACGCCTTCCAGCGTCTGCTCAAATTTGCCGCCGCGAAATTCGCTCAGACATCGAGTGGCCTTGTAGACCCTGCTTTGTATGGGTTGTCGATTGCCGGTTGTTCTGGCTGTTCGGGCGTAAGGATCGGCCAGACCGGTCTGAAGATCATAATCTTCAGGTTTCTGCCAGGCTATCTCAAACAGCACATCCTGTGTGTCAAAATTTATAGAACCGTCGGGATTGAATCCGTTGCTGGTAAAAGATCGAGACTCACCCACACCGGCCATACTGCCCTGCATGATCCAGGCCGGATCTCCAATGATTCTCAATTTGACATTGGCCAGTGCAGCAGGATGATACAGAGACTCGGCTGCATTGGCGCCCAGTTCATTGGCGCGTCCCAGAGCTCCTTGGCTGCTTTCTGTGCTGCGTGGCATGTAGACTATGAAAGGTATTTCTCTCATGCTGCTGGTATTTGACTGTCTCACTTTGTTATAGAGACTGTCTCCAGGACTGCTACCACTCACTACCAGGTTGTACAAAGCGTCAAAGTTTTCCTTGTAGTCTAACACGGCTATGTTTTGTCCGGTAAACCAATAAGGATAACTTTTGTGTAGTCCCCGGAATGCCGGTGGCGGGAAGAATTCGCTGTCAAATTCGGCCAGAGCAAACACATTGACCGTGTAGGTGATTTCATAGGCGTAGTCATTGCGCCCTTCGTCATAGTTCAATTGCCTGGCAGACATGGCCACGCTGAACCATTGCATGCCTTTTTTGTTATTGGCCGCTGCAGGATTGGGACGAGGTAGATTAGTAACTTCGTCAAACACGATGTTGGCCTGGTCGGTTATGTAAGAACTGTTTCGGATGATCAACTCAATGGCCTGCAACATCTGCATGCCTTCGGTTATGGCATAGTTACGGTTGGTAGTGCTCATGTTCTGCTTGTCGGGACTAGCGGACTGTGTGTTTTCGGTTACCGCTGCTCCAGCTGATGTGGCGGCTTTGTTGACTTGTGCGCTGGGTTTTTGAACACGAGCACTCTTGATCAGCGCCTCGGCCTCAGGACTGTACTGAATTTTGTACACATCGGCTACCAGTTGACCGCCCAGTTTCTGCCGCACTCGTCGCTGTTGTTCCTCATTCATGGCCTGTATTAGACCTTGCTTGATCACAGTGCCCGAAGTCTTGGGCGGAGGAGGAGGTGTAGTATTGGTCTGATTTTGCGCACGACGCAGTTCTGGATCCTGGGTGTCATAGGCGTTTGAGGATGCCCCAGGTTGCGCCGCTGGTGGTGCGCCGGCAGCATATACCGGGGAACCCGACAGCATGTCATCTACCGTGCTACCAGTCAACTCCACACTGAACGGAATGGTCGCTCTGCGAGTGGAACTGGCCACCAGCACAGGTATGGGTGCACATTCCCAATCATACTGTACTAGGCGTCCAGCGATGCTGAACTTTATATCTTTGACCCGGAAAGGAATGTATTTTTCCACCAGAGCCCGGCGATCGGTAGGTGGATTTTGAGAATCCGCTGCGCCCACCTGTACCAAGCGTCCCTCCTGGTCATAGGCGTAAAACCGTATCACCATGAGATAGCCCACGGCATTGTAGTTGATTTTGCCATTGGTTTTGGGAGCCAGGTCCTGAGCGGCATCGTATATGCGATCCAGCAGCGTGATATTGCTGGGTTCAAACACAGTGAATTTCAAATCTGCACTGACCGATGCTGTACCAGTACCCTTGCCGCAGCACAGTGTAGTAAGGCTGACATTGTCTATGAAAAAGTCCTGTGTGAAGAAGGGATTTCGACCATCTGTGCTGTTGAAAATAGCTTGTGACTCGCCAGCCGATGCTCCCAATGGTCCATTGGTATTGTTGGCCGCTCCGCCAGACTGGAACAAGAGATTGTATTGGTTCAGTGTTTTTCGTTGGTTTCTTGAAAACAGATCCCACTGGCCTGGCGATAGCATGTACACGCTTATCTGATAGGTGTAACTGGGGTACTGGTCCAGTATGTTGGGTTGGGGCTTGATAATAATATTGTTGGCGCTGTTATTTTGCCCGCCTTGATTCACGGCAATACCAGTCTGCAGCGGTGTGGTGGCACCTGCATCATCGGCTTGACCAGCTCCAGGCGACACCGTAGGTGCCGCGGCACGATCTAGACCAGTAGCATCATACAATTGTCCGGTTTCAGGATTGATCCTGAGATTGCTGACCTGTCCGGTTTCGTCTTGCAGGGGTGTGCCCACTGCATAACCATCAGGGTTGTAGCCCACGCCCTGGGTTTGGTTGAGCGTGCGTACTGGAGCATCAGTGCCGGCATCTGACCCTTGCACTGTGTCTGAAGTGACTGGTTGTTCAGGCTGACTTGCCATGGATCAATAGCCCAACACTGATTTGAGTGTGGATTCTTTGGGCAGGTAGATTCTAGTGCCTGCACGAAAATCCCAGGGAGGTGCGGTCAGGGTGTTGGGGTTTCTTTGATAAAAGACCCACCATAGTGCAGGCGTGCCGTAAAGGTCAAACGACATGAGATCTGGTCGATACTGATAGGTAAGACTGATAGTGGTCAAGATATCATCACTCTGCTTGGGAATATCACGATTGTTCATGACATCCAGGAAGAACTGACTGTACTTTGTGGTGTAGTAGGGACTTGTGGCGTCGTAGGTGGCCATTACCAGAATCCTCCTCTCAGCAGGTCACCCGCAGCGAATTTCTTTAGACTGAACTGTTGGCTGACCTGACTGCGTGTCTGGACCGGCAACAATGTCACAGTGATCTCGATTTTGGTAGGCACGTATGTAGTCTGGGTGGTTCCGCTCACTGTCTGTGCCACGAAACCCAAATCCGTGCTGCCCCGCCCTTGAGCACCAGGTGCCACGCCCTGCCCTGTGGCCAGGTTGACCAGACTGCTGATGCGATTCAAAGCCGTTTCAATTGTGCTCACAGGCGAACTGGAAGTTTGATTTCTATTGATAACCAGATTCTGTCCCTGGTTGTTGGGATTCACTCTGATATAGTCCACTGCATTGGGCAGTGAGTACTGGAAATTACTGATCAGGCAAGGATGGTTGTTGAATTGATAAGCACCAAATCCCGACAGCTCCACCAAGGGTGGCGGCGCTCCTCGATATTCGTCCTTGCCGTAGAACATCTTGGTAGCCGAGCGGAAAAAATGTATCACGGCCAGGAGGTATTCAGCTTCTTTAGTGTCCTGGGCAGTGAAAGTTCCGGTAATGTTGATATCACCCACTGAGCTGTTTTTGTAAAAATAACCTTGGTAATTGCTGTGTGTGAGTGGTGTGCGATCATAAGCAGCCTGGTAACTGGTCTGTATGGTGGGCACATAGGGGAAAATCACACCATCTGTCTGCACCAAAGGATTCAATATGCCCGGTGGCCGAGCACGATAAAGATAATTGGCCTGTGGTGCTAGCCGGATACGCACTCGCCAATCGGCACCCGAAGTGGTTTGATTGTAGCGTTGTTGCAGTGTAGCTTGTTGCTGAGCTCTCAGCAGAGTGGCCTGCTCGAGGCTGGCGGCCGCTGATGCTGCCGTGGCAGGTTCTACAAAATTTCCACCCACAAAAACTGGATTGTTTTCTTCATCCAACGTCCAACCAGGATTGAGATTGCCCTCGTCGTCATAGGGAATTCCCACGGGCCCTGCTAGACTGGGAGGCACACTAGCAGGACTGTTGACCGGTTGTCCGCCAAACCCTTGAGCATCTTCATTGGCAAAAGCAGCCGCAGGATCATCTACTGGATTAGGGGCAAAAGCCTGGGTATCTTCATCAGCAAAAGCTGCGCCAGCTTCTGTCAAGGCTGCCGTGTCAACGCCGCCAGGAGCCTGTTGCACACCGCCGGTATATTCTGGTGCCACTCCCAGTCGCTGTTCTTCGGCCTGCTGTAGACTGGGATCTGTGTTGGGTTCCACGGCCGCACCAGTGGCCGCTGTGACCTGTGTCACTGTGGTGGTAGTGGTCGTGGTATTTGGTACTGTGGTTGTTGACGTGCCGCCCGGGGTCTGTAGGTCTTGCTGTTGGTTTACCAACGCGGCTCTCTGCCCGATCAACGTGTTGTACTGCTGGCTCCTTGCGAGATTTTCTTCTGGGCTCAACAGGGGCAACCCTTGCCGTTGCCGTTCAAAATTACTGGGATTGTCCCGTATGAATTGATTGATCTCAGCCTGCTTTGCATCTATGCTGGGTTGCAGAGCCTGACTGCTGGCATTTGGGGTGGGAGGCAATCGTGTGATCGTGGTGCTACCACCACCAGAAACAGTTTCAGTGCTGGTATTGGTGTAAGAACTATAGGTCACAGTGCTAGAGCTGGAGTTGGCCTTGACTGGATACTGGGCCACTATGGGTTGATCCAACCAACCACCTGATGCTTGCAATTCAGCCGTGGTAGGTACTTCGTAATCCACGCCAGCCACCTTGCCACCACCAATTATGGCCGGACCCAGGGTTCCGCGATTGGGGTCTCCGGGTACGTCATTTACGGCATAATCAGCTGGATCGGTGATGCCGGCCTGAGCCAGAGCAGCATCTTCCGACAGCCCTTGCTGTCTCAGTTGATTGTATGCAGCAGCCTTTTTAGGATCGTATGCCATGACGGTGTTCTCAAGTGATATTTACCTGCGGTTTAAACTGGTATTTTTTAGAAAACCATTGACAGGTTCACAACAGATGCTATACTAAATATCAACCCTGGAGAACGAGGTAATGCCCACCCCCACAACTGCACCTGCCAAAGTAAACTATCTCAATAATCGCGACATACTGAAGGAAATACACCAGAGCAAAAACAGCTATTGCGTGTTCCGCGATCGCGAACTAGACCACCAGTACGACATCATACTGCCCAGCGTGGCCCGTATCAATCAACGCACCATAGCAGAAGCTCGCCGCAATCGAGCCGATCGACTCAGTCGCGAAACGGGGCAGGAAGTGAATGAAAAAAAGATCGCCAACACTGATCTGGTGTTCCGGGTGATGACCTGGGAACACATACCACTAGCACCCAAAAAACCCGCTCGCGCCCAGGCCAAGAAACGCCGTCTGGAAGATATCCTGGACCTGGAAGATGTCACTGTTGAACCCGACGAGACGCTGGTTGAGGAGATCGTGCAAGATCCCACACACATCCGTGTAAACTTTCCGCCCTTTTTTCACTATCGTGTGAATGAACATCGGGTGCCCTACATCGTGGGCAAAAGCCACTGGCAGGGAGATCTTGACTCCGGTGAGTTTTGCAAAGATCACGGCACCATGACTCGCAAACTGGCCATGATGTTCATGAAGCTGTGCGAACGCTATGCCACTCGTTCAAACTGGCGAGGTTACACCTACAACGAAGAGATGCGTGGGCAGGCACTGCTACAGCTATCGCAGATTGGTCTACAATTCGACGAGTCAAAGAGCTCCAACCCATTCGCCTACTACACCGCGGCCATAACCAACAGCTTCACCCGGGTGCTCAACATCGAAAAAAAGATGCAGAACATCCGCGACGACATACTAGAGATCAACGGGCTCAATCCCAGCTGGACCCGTCAATATAGCCAGACCAAGCCACAAAGCGTTGCAACTCCCACGGAAGATCAGTAAAATAACGAGATGACAAATCTATTCCGTCGAGCCCTGGTATTCACAGACATACACTTTGGCCTCAAGAGCAACAGCCTCTTGCACAACCAAGATTGCGACCGATTTGTGCAATGGGCCATTGCTCTCGCCCAAGTAGAAGGCTGTGAAACTGGCTTCTTCCTAGGCGACTGGCATCATCATCGCGCATCTATCAATCTCCACACTCTGGACTTCAGCCTTGGGGCATTAGAGCGCCTGAGCCAGGCCTTTGATCAGTTCTATTTCATACCCGGCAATCACGATCTCTACTACCGAGATCGCCGTGACATCCACGGTGCGGCCTGGGCTCGGCACATTCCCAACATCCAGATCTGCAATGACTGGTTCCAGTCGGGTGATGTGATCATCGCGCCCTGGCTAGTAGGTGATGATCACAAACGCATCTCTCGGATGCAGGCTCGTTACATGTTTGGACACTTTGAGCTGCCACATTTCAAGATGAACGCCATGGTTGAGATGCCCGATCACGGCGAGATCCGCAGCGAACACTTTGGTGGTATTGAACGGGTATTCTCGGGACACTTCCATCTCCGACAACAACGCAACAACGTGACCTACATCGGCAACTGTTTTCCACACAACTTTGCTGATGCAGGTGACAGCCAGCGAGGTTGTATGATTCTGGAGTGGGGGCAGGAACCCGAATTCCATGCCTGGCCCGATCAGCCACTGTACAATGTGTGGAACCTGTCGCATGTGATCGACAATGCGGCCACTATCCTACGGCCCAACATGCATGTGCGTGTGCAGCTGGACATCGAGATCAGCTACGAAGAAGCCAATTTCATCCGCGAGACATTCATACAGCAGTATGGGCTGCGAGAGATGGCCTTGATCCCCAACAAACGATCGGCCCTGGAAGAAGATCTATCCCCTGGCGAGGTGCGTTTTGAAAGCGTGGACCAGATTGTGACGGATCAGATCTCCCGGATTGAATCGGAGTTCTACGATCCTAAATTGCTGCTACAGATCTATCAAACTTTATGAACGCGGATCTACCAGGTGTCAAAAGAACAGATATCCAAGAGTTGGAAGAGTTTGGATTGACATTCAGCGAAAACTGGCAAGTGGTAGATCATTTTGAAAAAACACTAGCAGACTATGTTGGTTCTCCTTATGCGGTGGCCACCGACTGTTGCAGCCACGGACTAGAATTGTGTTTGCGACTGTTGCCAAAAGCAGCATCGCCGGTCACTGTGCCTTGTTATACCTATGTCAGTGTGCCCATGACGTTGGAAATTTTAAACATAGATTATCGATTGGTGGATATCAAATGGCAGGGGTCTTATCGGTTGGATCCTTATCCCGTAGTAGATGCTGCCACACTATTTGCAGCCAACAGCTATGAATCCGGCACTTACATGGTGATCAGTTTCCAGTATCAAAAGCATTTGCCCATAGGCAAAGGAGGAATGATATTCCTAGACAACAAACAACATTACGAAAAACTGCAAAGGATGGTCAGAGACGGCCGAGATCGCACCAAAGGTCACAGCAATGACAACATCAAAGAACTTGGATATCATTATCATATGATCCCCGAAGATGCTGCCCGGGGGTTGAAGCTGTTTAATCTACTCAAAGATCAGCCCAACCATGCCTGGAGCCACAAAGATTATACTGATCTCAGACTCAAAGATTTTTTCAAGGATAGATAGAGATGTTTGGTCACATTGAACCATTTTGGTCGTTACAGGATGTCAAATGTTTGGATTTCAAAAAGGACTACCATAAAGATCTAGAGTTGGTTGACAAGTATGTGTCATCAGGACATTCTCTCGAACATATCCGACTTTGGAATTTTTTTGAAACAGATCAAACTATCCCCAATCTCACCAACCAGATACGAGATTGTTTTCGCGGACTTGAGCATGTGAGTGTGGCTATCAACAAGTTCACACCCGGGCAGTATCTTCCATTACACAGAGATCTCTACGGTCGTTATAAAAAACTCCATGGCCTCAACGATTCGACCCACATCCGACGCAT